GACTCAGGTTATGAGTTTGTCGAAGGTTCTTTCCGTGGGCGGTTGTTAAGTTTCTTTGAAGCTGACGACGCACTGGTTGCAGAGAAAGCAAAACCTATCAACGTGTGGTTTGTTCGTGTGTTCGAGCGGTTCGGTAGACAGTCCTTTGAAGTGGTCGGCGTAGACAACGCCGAGAACAACTGGAACGCAAAGGCGCATGATGAGATTCATCGCTACAACTCCGATACCGTGCCTGAAGAGATAGTGGGTAAGCTGTCAGTCTTAAACATGTTACAGGATAAACAGTATGTCGATGGCGTCGGGCAGAACTGCGGTGAAGGTATGTTCTATGTCTGTCGCTAACTCATCACCACCTGATGACAACGTATACCGTGTTTCGATAGATAACACTACGAAACAAGTCGAGGTGGTGTGTATTGGCATGGATAGTGTTGACTCGGAAGCAGAAGGTATATACTCTTCTGTGGATGAGCTACCTGAGTGGGCGCAAGAAAGGGTTGCAGTGCTTATGCTCTGTGACCCCACACCCCCAACACAAGACGTAGAAGGGGTAGGGCGTAGGATAGATAGGGATGTCTATTGGGTTTATCGCGGTGTTAGTGCCGCACTAACATAATAGGTGATACCAGTTCTTAGGAGTTTTGATATGGATAAGGAAGAGACAGAAGGACAAAGGAAACGTAGAGTCTGGCGGGTAGTGGATACCAATGGGTTGGAGAACGCTTACGCCGATATGTTTTTGCAGAGTTGCGAACAGACAGCAATCGCTTGTGTGTACGTAAGAAAAGAATGTGCTAGGCATGACCCCAACGAATACACACAGTACGAACACCCTGCGATGTACCAGTCTTGGGACTGTAGGGATGGGCACTACACATTAAAACAAGATCGAACAGTGTGCGGCGTACCCGCACCACTAAAGTTTGATTAGGAGAACGGAATGGCTATGACACCGGAAGCAAAGGTCAAAAAGAAAGTAGTAGCCGTACTGAAAGAACTTGGTGCGTATTACTTTTATCCTGTGACAGGTGGATATGGGCAGAGTGGTGTTCCAGATATTGTTGGTTGCTATCAAGGGATGTTTTTTGGTATCGAATGTAAGGCTGGTAAAAATAAACCTACAGCTTTACAGGAAAAGAACTTAAAGGATATAGCTACCAACGGCGGCATTGCACTTGTTATAAACGAAGATAATATCGGTGATGTGTTGGCTAACCTCAACCAAATACCGTTTGGCAGGTAGGACTTATAGGCTGCTGGTTACAGTCTACCTACCTGCAATGTGGGGTCATCCGCAAGGTCGCACGATGATGCCCACGTCGGAGAAGCACGTTACGCTAGTCCTAGTTCCGTATGCGTTTTCCTTTCCGCAAATAGAACTAGGCACCTAATTACCGGAGGGAAAGATGTTATGCACAAAATGTAAAGGCGATACCAAGGTCGCAGAAAGTCGTCGAAGAAACGAGACCACTTGGCGCAGACGAAAGTGTTTATCTTGCGGTACGCAATTCCGTACGGTTGAGGTGCTAGAGGTATTAGCTGCACAACCAACACCGAAGCCAACACCAAAACCGAAGCCAACACCGAAGCCTAATTCAAATCGGTTTCGGAAAACAAGATACAGAAAACCACTACCATCAATAGAAGTTGAACCAGACTTTGACGCAATGAGCGATGCAGAACTGGAAGCATTTTTCTATAGGGAGAATTGATATGATTGAATGTGGTGACGGAGAATTACAAAAAAGAATTGATGCGGGGGAATGTCCGAGATGCAGGGCTGCAGTTAGCTACACAGCAGACTATAGCGAATGTGGTGTATGTGGACTTGTTATGTACACTAATAACGCTAAAGCCTTGCAGGGGGGAGATATAACCAAACAAGAACTTACACGGTGGCTACAAACCTGCCCATCACTGCAGTGGGTCATCGTGTCTGAAGTGGACGGTAAATCCGTCGTCGAGTTTAATACATGTTTACCAGATGAAAGGCAGCTAGAACTACCTTTCGATAAATAAAAAACGGAGAACGATTGTGGCTAGAACTAAACTGACCAAATATGAAAAGGTTACACGATACATACTTAACAACAGAACCGCATCTGCTAAACAAATAGCAGAGAAATGCGGGTGTACTGTTGGCTACGTGTACAAACTAAAATCAGAAAGCGGTACACCAAAAGAAGTTTTTGAGCGTACCCCTACAGCAGTGTTATGTGAACCAGTTGTAACTAGGGCAAGTATCCTCGACAAAGCAAAAGAGTACGTCACAAAGGATCGCGCTGCGCAACATGGAAACATGGAAGACAATTTCGCTAACATCGAATGTGGTTGGGCGTGGTGGGATAACATCAAACCTGATGACTTACCTACTGGTATAGATACAGCGGTTAAGATGACGCTGCTGAAGATCGCACGTATAGCCTCTAACCCGAAAAATATTGATAACTGGGAAGACGGATGCGGCTACCTTGCTTGCGGTGGGGAACTCGCAGGGAAAGATGTGTAATGGATTTAATTACCTTAGATTTTGAAACCTACTACGACAGGGAGTTTTCTCTGTCGAAGTTAACTACAGAAGCCTACATCCGTGACCCTCGTTTTGAGGTGATCGGTGTGGGCGTTAAGTTTAACAACGAAGAAACGGAGTGGGCAAGTGGATCACACGAACAAGTTAAGGGCTATCTGCAATCATTCGATTGGTCGGATGCTATGTTACTGTGTCATAACACCATGTTCGATGGGGCTATTCTTAATTGGGTGTATGATATTCGCCCTCGCGTGTATACCGATACTATGTGTATTGCCCGCGCTATACATGGGGTCGAAACTAGCGCAAGTCTCAGGGCGGTTAGTGAAAAGTATAGTATTGGTGCAAAGGGAACGGAGGTCGTACAGGCGCTCGGCAAGAAGCGAGAAGACTTTACGGAAAGTGAATTAGACCGCTACGGTGACTACTGCGTCAATGACGTTAACCTTACGCATAAACTATTCACTATGATGGTTAAAGATTTTCCTAAACAGGAATTGAAACTTATAGACCTAACGCTACGTATGTTTATCCAACCGATACTCGAGTTAGATTTAGGTCTATTAGAACAACATCTCACAGAAACACGTGATCGCAAGGATGAGTTACTCGTCAGCGCAGGGGTCACAGATAAGAAAGAATTGATGAGCAATCCAAAGTTTGCGGAGTTGCTCAAGTCTCTCGGTGTCGAGCCACCAATGAAGGTAAGTCCCGCTACAGGTAAGGAGACCTTTGCCTTTGCTAAAACTGACGAAGAGTTTAAGGCATTAGTTGACCACGAAGATGATAGGGTTCAGACACTTGTAGCCGCTAGGCTTGGCACGAAATCTACATTGGAAGAGACGCGAACTCAGCGATTTATTGACATTGCGAAGCGGGGCACATTGCCTGTACCTGTTCGATATTACGCCGCACACACTGGGCGATGGGGTGGCGATGACAAGATTAACATGCAGAACCTGCCTAGTCGTGGTGTAAATGGTAAGAAGTTAAAGCGTAGCATCATAGCACCAGAGGGCCACACAATAGTAGAAGCAGACTCAGCGCAGATTGAGGCTAGAGTGTTGGCTTGGCTTGCTGGGCAGGACGATCTTGTTAGTGCGTTCACTAACGGAGAAGATGTTTACAAGAAGATGGCTTCTCGCATCTACGGCGTGCCAGAAGAAGATGTGACCAAAGACCAGCGGTTCGTTGGTAAGACCACAATCCTCGGTGCCGGATACGGTATGGGCGCAGTCAAGTTCCAAGCACAGCTAAAGAACTTTGGGTTTGACATGGACTTAGAAGAAGCACGGCGGGTTATAAAGATTTACCGCGAAGCCAATGGTGCTATCAACAAACTATGGCGCGATGCACAGAATATGATCGTCGGGCTGTCTCGCGGAGATCGTGTAAGATTTGGTAAAGAGGGCGTACTAGACGTAGTGCCCGAAGAGTCAGCTATACTTCTGCCATCTGGTTTGTTGTTACGGTACGATGATCTACGATTCGACCAGACCGACCAAGGTGTTGAGTTCCATTATAAAACTAGACGAGGCCGCACCCGCATATACGGTGGCAAAGTCATAGAGAACGTGTGTCAAGCCATTGCGCGGTGTATAATAGGTGAGCAGATGTTACTGATTGCCAAGAAACACCGTGTTGTGCTAACTGTACATGACTCGATTGTTTGTTGTGTGCCCGACGAAGATGTAGCACAGGCGCAGATAGACGTAGAAAAATTTATGCGTTGGGTTCCTGACTGGGCAGATGGTCTGCCTATCGACTGCGAAGCTGGCATTGGCAAATCATATGGAGATTGTGAATGAGTATAAAGCCTTGGTCGTTTAGTAGGATCAAAGCCTTTGAGCAATGCCCAAAGCAGTTCTACCATGAGAAGATACTGAAACAGTATCCTGTCGTTGAGACCGAGGCTATGCGCTACGGCACAGAGTTTCACAAAGCCGCAGAAGATTTCATGCAGGGTGACGCGCCACTTGACCCAAGGTTTAGTTTTGCGTTGTCCGCATTGGAGTCACTGAAATCAAAAAAGGGCAAGAAATTATGTGAGCGCAAGATGGGGCTTACGGAAAACCTAGAGCCGTGTGACTTCTTTGCAGATGATGTTTGGTTTCGTGGTATCGCAGACTTAATTATTCTAGACGATGACCTAGCGTGGGTGATAGACTACAAGACAGGTAAGAACGCACGATACGCTGATAAAGGCCAGCTTGAACTTATGGCTCTCACAGTGTTCAAACACTTTCCGCAAGTAAAGAAAGTCCGTGCAGGGTTGCTGTTTGTTATTAGTAAAGACCTAATCAAAGATAGTTACGAAGAACAAACGTCACCTATACTCTGGAACAAATGGCTGGCTAACTACAATCGTATGGAAACAGCTTTTAACACAGACGTATGGAACCCAAAACCAAGTGGGTTGTGTAGGCGGCATTGCCCTGTAGTTGAATGTGTACATAATGGGAGTCATTGATGGTATACGTGAAAAAACCTAGACCATACAAAAAAGAGTACGAGCAACAGAAAGCCAGAGGCGAACATGCTGACCGTATGGAACGGCAACGCGCACGGCGTAAAATGGACAAGACAGGTAAAGACGCTAACAATAACGGCAAAGCCGATAAGCGCGAGGGTAAAGATGTTGCCCACAAAAAACCTCTAAGCAGGGGCGGTAGTAATAAGAACGGAGTAACCGTCCAAAGCCGCAAACGGAACCGCGCTGCGGGTGGTGCGTTAAGTAGCCCAAAGAGAGGACGTTAAACGAATTTTTATATTTCTGGGGTAATAGAACAAGAACCGCGTCACTGATAAAAGTGGCGTTGCGATGGAGAACAATGTGGAAATATACGACAACAAGGCACTGTTGTTGCGCCTAAAAAATCCGGCACAAGTAACAACTGTCATTCCAAACAGCAAGCAACTACCCAACAATACTGTAGCTGTTAAGTGGGGCGTACCCGAAACTCATACGTTGAGAAGCCTAAATATTAACGTGCCATCACCCATAGAAGGACGTTACGACTGGCCCGGGCAGCACAAACCTTTCGCACATCAACGTACCACCGCATCATTCTTGACGATGAACAAACGCGCGTTTTGTTTTAACGAGCAGGGCACAGGTAAAACTGCTAGTGCCATATGGGCGGCTGACTTTCTTATGAAGCAAGGCGCGGTGCGCCGAGTGTTAGTTATCTGTCCTCTCTCGATCATGGACAGTGCATGGCGCGCTGACTTGTTTAGTTTTGCTATGCACCGATCTGTGGACATAGCGTATGGCGCACCAAAGAAACGCGCCGAAATAATATCTGGCTGCGCTGAGTTTGTAATAATAAATTATGACGGTGTAGAGATTGTATCAGACGCCATTGCTAACGGTGGGTTTGACCTCATTATTGTTGACGAGGCTACACACTATAAGAACGTACAAACTAAACGTTGGAAGACACTGAACAAACTGCTCACTCCCGACACATGGTTGTGGATGATGACAGGCACCCCTGCTGCGCAGTCTCCATTAGACGCTTACGGTCTAGCTAAGTTAGTAAATCCACTAGCCGTACCGCGATTTTTTGGCTCATTCCGTGACATGGTTATGTTTAAAATTACACAATTCAAATGGATGCCGAAAGAGAACGCAACCGACACTGTGTATAGGGCACTCCAACCTGCCATACGGTTCACTAAGGCCGAGTGCTTAGACCTACCAGAAATGATCTACGTAAAGCGTCAAGTGGAATTAACAAGGCAGCAGAAAAAGTATTACGAAACATTGAAGAAACGTATGGTCATGCAAGCGGCGGGGGAAGAAATTACTGCCGCTAACGCTGCGGTCAATATGAATAAGTTGTTGCAGATATCTGCTGGCGCAGTCTACACCGACAGTGGTGACACACTAGAGTTTGATATCAAACATCGGTATCAGGTGCTGCAAGAAGTCATTAACGAGACTAGCCAAAAAGTTTTGGTGTTCGTACCGTTCCGGCACACCATAGATATCCTCACCGACAAACTGCGTAGAGATGGTGTTACTGTTGATGTGATAAAAGGCGATGTGCCTGTATCTAGACGTACAGACATATTCAAAAGATTCCAGACACAAGCCGACCCCAAGGTGCTAGTTATCCAACCACAATCTGCGGCGCACGGAGTTACCCTAACAGCGGCTGACACAGTTGTTTGGTGGGGGCCGACTAGCTCACTGGAAACTTACGCCCAAGCTAACGCACGTGTTCATAGATCAGGACAAAAACATCCGTGCACTGTTGTGCAGCTCCAAGGATCTGCCATAGAAAAACGTGTTTACGCGTTATTAGACAACAGAATTGATGTACACACAAAAATGATTGATCTTTACAAAGAAATACTTGACTAGCCTATTTCCTACCACTATATTACAAAACTCGATAGTTATAAGGAGGTAGACATGGGAGAACATGACGGAGTTTCTATCGAAAAACTCACCAACGCATACATAAAGATACGTGATAAACGTGCAGAATTGTCTTCTAAATTTAAAGAGGAAGACGAACACCTTGTTACACAACTCAACAAGGTTAAGGCAGCACTACTTGATTACTGTAAAACGCAGAATGTTGAGAGTGTACGTACCAACGCAGGGCTGGTTTACAGATCAACTAGGTCACGCTATTGGACAAGTGACTGGGAATCTATGTACAAATTTATACTTGAACATCAGGTTCCAGAGTTCTTTGACAAGCGGCTAAACCAAACGACTGTAAGGCAGTTCCTAGAAGAAAACCCCGATGTATTACCAGCAGGTCTGAATGTAGATTCGGAGTTTACTATCTCAGTTAGGAGAAAATAATGACTGGCCCGTATGTTCCAATAGAGAACTTAGCAAAACACTTTTCTGTATCTGTCTCGACTATCCGAGGCTGGGTGCGTAATGGGCACATCCCGAAAGATACCTATGTAAAAATTGGTAACACTTATCGGTTCTGTGTCGCTGACGTATCCGATGCTTTGACTTCAAAGGATAGAGACGAAACAGTTTCGGTAGCTACTGTAGCTACTACTGCCGGTATCGGCTCACTAAATATGGCTAATGAGCCATCAATCGACGACGACTTTTAGGAGATATAAATGTCGAATTTAACCTTGTTTGAAAACAATGCGCTCGCTACTAGCGATTTATTTAAGTCCCTTAACGATGTAAACGACAACCTTTTAAGCGGCAATAGCGGTGGCGGTGCTCGCCGTATCAGCCTACGTGGTGGTAAGTTTCGTGAGATTGTCGGTAAGGAGCAAGTTAACGTAAGCAAAGACGATAACATGAATGTTGTTATTGTTAACGCCGCCAAGATTTCTCGTACTTATTATGCTGGCACTTACGATCCCGAAAACCCTGCACCGCCAGCTTGCTGGTCAGCAGATACCCAAACCCCTGCACCAGAGGTGCCAGAAGACCAGCGGCAAGCCGCACGTTGTATGGACTGCAAACAAAACGTAAAGGGTTCTGGGCAAGGCGAGAGCCGTGCTTGTAGGTTCGCGCAGCGTATTGCTGTGGCGTTGGAAGGTGACCTAGAAAAGGTTTATCAGTTGCAGCTTCCAGCTACTAGCGTGTTCGGTGATGCTAAAAATGGCAAGATGCCTATGCAGGCTTACGCTCGGTATCTGAACGCACATAACACACCTGCGATTGCTATCGTCACTAACATGTACTTTGACGATAACAGCGACACACCGAAACTACTTTTCAAGGCAGTTCGTCCGTTGGAAGAAGCTGAACTCAAGAAGGTAGTAGAACTAAAAGACAGTCCAGATACGATCAAAGCTATTACGATGACTGTGGCACAGATCGAATCTAAAGGGGAAGAAGAGAACAAGCCCCCAAAGAAGGCTTTGTTTGATGCCCCGAAAAAGGAATCTGCAGAGGAATCTGTAGAAGAGCCGAAGAAAGTTGCTAAAAAATCTGATCCTTCTCCCAAGGATGAAAGCAGCTTGAGTGATATTGTTGATAACTGGGATGACTAGGTATTAGCAATGACTCTGCCACGACTAGGTACATACGTACCGAAGAGGGTGAGTGCCGACACCCCTGTCGTGGTATCTTTCGGTATAGGCAATTATTATGGAAACAAAAAAATTCTTAGACAAGGCACTGGGGAGTGAAGGATTTTATTGTGTGTTCGCGTTTCGCACTAGCGATGACCGCAGGGTACAAAAGTTCTACGACTCAATAGATGCTCTTATAGAGGCTGCACATAATTTAGATGCGGAAGGTTACGACGCGTACTTTGCTTTAGCTACGTTTGAAGAAGCGGGTTCCCGCAAAGTAGATAATGTAAAAGAACTTAACACGTTGTTTCTTGATTTAGATTGTGGGCCTAGTAAAGATTACGCTTCACAAGAAGAAGCTATGAAAGCCCTACGTGGTTTTTGTCAACAGTTCTCGCTACCGAACCCTTTGCTAGTAAACTCAGGGCGTGGCGTACACGTATATTGGTTTCTAAAACAATCAGTAAAATTGATAGAGTGGCTACCTGTAGCGGAGCGCCTAAAGAAGCTGTGCGCGGATAATAACTTATTAGCAGACCCTGCTGTCACGGCGGACGCCGCGCGTGTACTGCGTGTACCTTACACACATAACCATAAGACAAACCCACCAAGTCCTGTTGAGTTCTTTGGTATGGGGATGCCTGACCCTGTAGATTTCGATGCGTTTGCCGAATTACTCGGCGATGACCCGATACC